ACTTCGATCTCTTCTCGTTTAAATCCTGCAAGTGCAACTTCAATCGTGAAATTACTGGAATCATGTTTGATTAAATTGTAGGGCGGATAGTTGATGTTGTGTCCTGTCATAGCATCTAATCTGCTGAAAACATCATCCAGACCTACAGCGTAAGGCTTGTATTCTTTCCAAAAGGTATCTAGTGAATTAGTAGTAATCATTCTACGTCTCCTTAAATAAGCGAGTTGTTTGTAGTGGACCCCGAAGGCATCCAAAAGATATTTATGGCATAAATAGCTATGCCTACCGTTTTATCTTTTAGGAGAAACCGAACATGAAAAAGGTAATCACCGCACTTGCGGCATCCTTTTTCGTTATGCCATCGTCATTCGCAGCTGAAATTACTTCGAGAATTACTGATTCAGTTCAGTTGGGTGTGCAGGGTGCAGCAGTTCAATCAACAAGAATCGGAACTTCATACTCCGTATCAGGAACAAATGTTCAATTTAGTGGTCAAAATACTAGTTTTGGTCTAGGTGCCAATGGTGCATATAGCGATGCTACTCCATCTATCAACACAGCAGGTCAAGCATTTAGTTTCTCAGAAACTTACAATGCTGCTGATACAGCAGTCACCTCTCAGTCGGTCAGTGCTGGAGTTATTGCTTCTCCCAACCTTTATGGGGATAGTGTTACTCAGTTAGCAGGAGACAAAGGTACTCTCGCTGGTACTCTATCTGCTACTGGTGTATCTACTGTAACTGCTGGTGGTCCTGGTACTACAGCAACCGCACAACGTAGTATTGAACTAAGCGTGTTTAAGTGAGGTTAAATCATGTCTTACGATGGATTTACATGTGCTTCCAAAAGCAGGGCAATGTTTGTCCTGCTTGCGGTGGCTGCACTTGTCACACCTGCAAATGCAGAAAGCGTAGTTCCTAATTTTACAAGAGGGACTATTACTGCAACAACAGAATCAACTACAAAAATTATAGAAACCATTCGTCAAGTTGAATATACAACTGGCACGTCTTATACTGTGACTGGAACTAATATTAATATTCCTGGCACTCCACAACAAGGAGCAAATTACACAATTATGAATCAAGGTGCTCCCTTCCAGTTCAGTGAAACTTATCTCGGTCCTGGAGTGGCAAAAGAAACATGGATAGATCGATCAACCGAAACACAATCTACCACAAACTCGGTATCTGTATTTACGCAATAGGTTTGTATGTATCGCCTGCAATGGCTCAAACAGCTCCTAGTAATACTAATATCGCTGGCCCTTCTGCTAGTGCTACTGGAAATGTTACAAACCAAGCGGTTCAAGTCCTCCAAGGGCCGTATGCTGTTAATACATACGGAGGGGGGGTTAGTTGTCAAGGGCCCACTATGAGTTTATCGCCGTTCGTGTTAGGAAACTTGAATGGTAGCAAAGATCCAGAAACATATCAATCCCATACAGGTAACGCTGGCATCAGTATGGGATTCAATTTTCCTCTAGATGGCGGATTAACAGAACTCTGTAAAGAAAGAGCAAGATCAGAAATCAAAAGACAAAATGCCGAAGCAGACAAAGCTCGTTTAGATTTTGAATTAGTAAGACTTCTAAAATGTGGAGAAGCAATTAAGTCTGGAATTAGTTTTCATCCAGAATCCCCATATGCAAAAATCTGTGCTGATGTAGTTGTCAGGTATCCCTCACCTGCAATTATTACAAATCAATCCAGAGTATCTAAATAGGGGAAGATAAGTTATTGTACCGTGCGTTATGTATCAGTAATGCTCCTTAAGCATAATGGAAAAATTGAGTGGTATGAAATTCCATGGGGCAAATCCCATTTGGATGTTATTAGAAAACACGGTACTATACTTATGACGATCGTTCATGGATAGGAGTTATTCTTATGTACATGCTATCGGAACAGGACATCAATAAATTAGTGGTTGCTTGCAACAAAATGATTATGGGTAGTTCAAGTAAATATACACAATCAGAATATCGACATCTAATTAATAGACTATCAAATTATAAGGAACAAAATTTTCCAAATAAATCATGAGACATTTTGTTGTTGAATTCTTAAATAATCCAGTGTGTTTAGGTATATTATGCCTTGCCTTGATTATGGTCCCTATTGTTGGTATTGCTAAAATTCATGACACAAATAACGAAAGAAGAAGTCAAAGAGATGATTGATGACGCTATTCGTCAACATAATCGTAATGCAAGTATTATAAGTATGTGTGTAGGCTGGATTGTTCTTTCGTTATTTGCTGAGGGACTTCTCCGTTTAGTAGGTGTCATCCCACCATTATTTCCATGGTTAAATATTGCTTTGAAATGATATGAACAATTTATTCCTAACCTCGTTATGTCTGTTCACCTCCATAGGTTTGTTTATCTATTGGGGACTCACACATGCATACCCAAAATGAAAAAATTACTAACTTCTCTGTTTATTGCCGCATCATTATCAGTACCAGTTGCAGCTGAACCTATTGTAAAGGATCATAGTTTCGATTCCCTTGGGTGTATGATACTTTTAGAATGTACTAGAGGAGTTGATAGAATTACACCAGGACAAGATTTAGGAAAAGCACAAGAAGCATATAAAGACGAGTATCTTAGAATTATCGCATCATTAGAAAAGATTGGTGTTGCTGTTTATATTGCAGATGAAAGATATTTCCCACACAACACAAACGGAATCTACAAACCAGACTTCAATCGCTTCTTTATTCGTAGAGATTTACTAGAGAACGAAAGAGAATTTATCAAAACACTTCGTCATGAAGGTTGGCACGCTGTACAGGACTGTATGGCTGGTGGTATTCAAAATGGATTCATTGCACAGGTTTATCAAGATAAAGATATTCCAGAATATATTAGAGACATGACTTCTAGAGTTTATGGCCTTGCTGGTCAAGGTGCTGCTGTTGCATGGGAATCTGATGCCAATACAGCAAAAGTGAGAGCAGGTGATACAGCAAATTATCTTGAGATGTGTGCAAAAGGTCCATTATGGGATCAGGTACAACCAACACCTATGACTAAAGAATGGTTAATAGGATGTGGATTTATGAATTCTGATGGTAAACACCAGATTTATACTGCGGCAAAGAAAGTACGAGAGTGCAAGGAAGGTAACAAATAATTTGGTATCAAACATTACAAAAGTAGTTCACTAAATAAAGTACGTTCATCTGCTATAATGCAGACGGAAGTAGGCTAACTCGGAACGGATCGTTCATCTATGGAAACACTCTTATTGACTTGCTTACAAGCACAGTTGATTGCTGGGAGAGTTCATAAACAAAACATTCCCAAACAAGCAAAAATGGAGTTGATTACTGAATTAAAAATTATATCCCCGAAAGAGTGTAAAGTAGACGCAAAAGTTGACTGAAGGAACGCCACCTCACCCTAAACAAGTAAAGGAGCAAACCTAATGACAACCGCAACTTATCGTGGCGTTAAGTATAACGTCGAAGATCGTAAACTAAACGTTCTTCAAATGATTAAAGAACAGATTGAAAAAGAGCAACGTCGTAAAGCAGCACAACTAGCATCATTAAAATGATAGTCTAGCAGCTAACTTCTTAGCAATCTTTTTAGCAGGGGCAAATAGAGGTTTAAATCTCTTTTGCCCCTCTTTTGTAAATTTGTTGGAAATGACATCATCCACAATAATTTTATTCTCTACTTCGTAAAGAGGATTGATGTCAACTTGATCTCTAAGATATTGCTCTACATTATCAACGGTATCTACAAGTTTAGTACCATCCGAAGAATACTGAAAAATATCAATCTTTCCACTATCGGTCAAAACGTAATGTAATACGGGTTTAACTTGTTTAATCTTAATCTTGAACTTATTCTTAGCTGCTTCTCGAATCAACGGTTCTGCTGCGTTTTTAAGAGCATTAAAAACCATCGTTGATCCGATCGTGGCAGCAGTCGTAACGATTGCCACAGACCCCGCAGTTGCGACCACAGAGGGGTCTGGAAGGTCCACCTTAACCCCTGCGATGGTGACGCTAGGGTTCTCTGCTGGTATCTCTGCCTTCGTTACTGGAGGGGTTTGCTGAAGGGTCTGAAGAGCAGGAGGAAGTTCTGGTTTCGCGTCAGGTAATCCTCTGGTCTTTTCCTGCTGTTGCTGCTGTTCTTTTTCTCTATCTGCTTTTACGGCTGCGTTAAATTCTTCCTGTGTTGGTACATTAATCACAGGATATTTAATTGAAGTATCTGGATTATCAAATATAGGTAAAGCAAGTCCCCGAGAAACAGGGACTTGCATCTGCTCAATTACAGGAGGATCAAGCTTCGGAATCAGCGTACCTTGAGGGTTCGCTATTCGTTGCTGCTGCAGTTGTTTCTGCTGCAACTGGGGTATCGAAGATTGGTTGGATTGCTGGTACGGTAGGTTCTGGAGTTGGTTCGACTGCGGTGGTTGCAGGAACGGAATCTGGTTTGGCATCTTCCTTATCCTTTTCTTCCTTCTTCAGAGTATCAACACCAAAGGTGGCAGCTGCAGCAGTAAAAACTGTAGCAATAAAAGTTGGGTCCATCTTAGCGAGAAGACCTGCATAACTAGCGGTAAGTAGTGCAGCACTCCAACTCAAAACTGAAATTCTAACGATTGTGCTCATACCTTTTTCCTTTCTTTGAGTTTCCATCGTTCTAAAAATAGAGGGTGGTGGGGTCTCCTCTATTTATATTATGCTTCTTTTTTCTTACCAATATTATATTTAGATTCTAGTGTCCACTCACCTTTATCCTTGTATGCAATCACTTTGATTTGATTTAATGGTGCTGCATCTTCAATCTGAGTTGCATTAACAACTTCAATCAATCCCCAATCAGATAGTAATTGAATGATACGATTTCTACGTTGTACATCATTTAACGAAAAATTGGTATCCTTACGATCCAGAGCAAACAACTCTTTAAAATGAACAATATAATACTTACCCTTCTTATGAAGAATATGACAAGATTGATATAGTTTCTTTTCTTTACGAGAAGCTACACCAATACGAGTTAAAGTTTCACGTACTTTAAGAAAATCGTCGGGTTCCTTTAGAAGGACTTCAACCATAGACTCTTCAGACCATTTCACTTCTACTTCACTCATTTTTTACCTCCAACATTAAGCTTAGACTCTATAAATTTTAGTTGTTCTTTGGTTAATAACCCAAGAGCAGTCTTAGCTTTTTCATTACTATAACCATAGTACTGCTTAACCAACTCAAGGTCTTTCAGGGAATCCTTCTTTAACCAGGGTGAGAAACGTTTTCTCTTACGAATACTATTTATAAAAAAGTCGTATTGCATCTTACTATCAAGATGCGAAGCCATGTTCATTTCATTGGCATACAAGACTGTATCCATGAAACCAGAGAGGCATCGATTAATAATATAGGGAGGATATGCCTTTACTGCTTCCTCATCTGCATCCATCAAATTATTCTTATCAAAGTTGATAGAATTTAGATAATGTTTCAGTTCATAGGTCATAATTAAATAGCAAAAGTTCAGCACGGTCTTTCTGTTCATCCATGTAATCACCAACAGATCGCATGGTATAAGTCAGTTCATAAGTGGAATATCCCCACCCCTCAAATCGACTCTTAACAAACAGAGAGGAATTATAACTGATCAGAGACTTACATGGAGAGAAGTTCATACGCTTTGCAAAGAGTTCATGATCAAACTTCTTGTGCATCTCTCCTTTCTTACCATAAAGGTTGTCCTTAATATCATAAGGAGGATCCAGATAGATGAAGGTTTCTGGAGTTCCGTCAAGCATATGCTCATAGGAAAGATTAGTGATCTTCCAGTTCTGAATAATCTCAGAATACTTTGGAAGATTCTCAATTCCCTTCATTGAGAAATTGGAAACACTTGCCTGCTTGGAGAAAGAAGATGATTCTGTCAGACCAGAAAAACTACATTTGTTAATCACATAGAAAGCTGCTGCTTTACACAGATCAGTAGTTTCTAGATTGTTGAGATCAATCTTAAGTTGATTGAACAATTCCCTAGCAGAATCGGGTTCTGGATTTTCTTCTTTGTACGCTTTAAGAAGAACATACAGACCATCGGGACGCTGTTGAAGTTGAACCCAGAAATTATAGAGCGGTTCATAAAGATCATTCACCCAAACAGGAACATCAGGAAACTGCTTGGTAAATTCGATTGCTACAGAACCACCACCAATAAAGGGTTCCCGATAATCTTTAATATCTTTCGGGAATTTTGGGAGCAGGAATTTTGTTGCTCGACTTTTTCCCCCTGGATAACGAAGTGGAGTTTTGAGTGCTTTCAATTCTTTGTTCATAATGATTTAGCGTAATGTGTGCCATTGGAAATCCATATATCCCAGAATTAACCTTTCCAGTAGGTAAAGCATTAAAACTGATAGTATATCTAGAATACTTTTCAGTATGCGGTCTGGAACAATGCGGAAGCCAACTTGGAAATAATATCAGATTACCAGGACCAGGATGTACTTCCTGTTCAATTTTTTTATTTGCCTTCCAAATAATTTCATTCTGCTCCACACCTTTGGAATAAGTTGGATCAAAAAATACTGTTGGTGATCCATCAGTAACATAATACACGGCACTCAAATATGATAGAGTATGTGTATGAATATGATGAGCAGCATTCAATCCAGGAGAAGACTTATTTCCCCAACAAACTGCAATGTCCAATGAATCACAATCTAATTCATAATAGTTTTTATACTCCATCAAGCACTCTTTAAACCAATCAATAAGAAACTTAAATTCTGGTAAAAGATGCAAAGTACCATCAGTAGTTTTAATTTTCATTTCATCCCAATTTCCATGCCTTTGAATGGGTTGTTGCTTTTCAAGCAACGAAATAACTTCATTTTTTCTGGGATTTGGATTTTGAAATTTATGGAGAACTATTGGAAAAAGTTTTAATGTCTTCATAGAATCAACTTTTTCTCTGGAGGGGTTACAATATTAGAATTGTTAAAAATCATATTATAGTTTTCAATCGCCGCTGGTTGCGGTACGGTGACATATACAATAAATTGTTTGAAGACTTCAATATATTCAACTTCAGGATCCACAATAGGAGACCAAGGAGCAAATCCAAGTTGATTATTTTGTGCAGGAATTAAAACTAATGGGTTTTTAATCTGAATAGCATCGTCAACTTCTCCAACCACAGTGGTCACAATATCCTCACCAGAGGACATACGAATTAATTTAATAGTCATAAGAATTTACACTCACACATAATTTCAGTAAGGGCTGCCAAAAGATTTACTTCTTGGTCAGCAACGAAAGCACTTTGGTATTGGTACTTAGCAACAATAAGAACGGCAGCAGGAATAGATTGGGGTGAAAGGCAATCATAAGTGGCGTCATAAATCCTGCGAAGTACAAAATTAGGGTCGTTATCCAAGTTGGAGACCACCCACTTTCGGACTTCAGTAAAGTTTTTATCTTTAAGATGATTGATGAGATCATTTATTCTAACATCCGAGACTAGTGAAAGAATTCCACTATCAATCTTACCACCAGAAGCATATCTTTGCAACTCATTAAGAGTCCTACGCCAGTCGGGGAAATGCTTATTGATTACCTCAGCAACAACCTTCGCATCATATTCGATACCCTCATCCGTAAGTACAGACCTGACACGGTTGAAAAACTCTGCTGCGATTGCAGGTTTTTCCTTTCCTGGGATGCTGAAGTCGATACAGGAGCATCGAGAATGAAGTGGTTCGATGATTTTATTTTTAAAGTTTGCCGTGAAGATGAATCGGCAGTTGCTATAAAACGCCTCAATATTAGCCCGTAGAAGGAGTTGAACGTCGTTGGTTGTGTTATCTGCCTCATCGATGATGATAACTTTGTGTTTACCAGTTGCTTGAAGTG